GCCAGAACAAAACTCAGCCTTCACAACCGGCCCGAAGCAAGATACCCGAACACCGTGCCTGATGACCTAGCAGCCTTGTGCTGTGAGCGTCTCGGCGTGGAGGACAGGTCGCATTGGGTCGCGTGGCTTGAGACGCGGGAGCCACTAGCGGAGTGGGTTGCCTCTATTCCCACCCTGGGACTTACCACCCCGGAAATAAAGTCTAAAGAAGGCATGGTAGACGGGGAGACGCCCGTGAGTGACACGGAGGGCTCTCCCCCCTCGGAGGCGGCCAAACCCATGGAAACGGCCGCCACTGAACAAACCTCACTCCAGAAGAATGGCACTAGTAAGAGCGCGACGCGGGGGGGCGGTCGGCGGGCTCGCAGCTGCAGCGATGCAGCTCGCCCGGGCGGCAGCTCCCTACGCGGCGGGACAGTTGACAAAAGCAGCGATCGACCGCGGGGCCCGAGCAATAGCCGGAGCTCCGGTGGTGACCACGCAGCCGATGAACTACTCCTCGCCACCTGCGCCCCGAAACCGCCGTCAGAACCGGCGCCGAAAGAACAGCAGTCCAAAGCAGTCAGTAAGCGTCGGGCCAGGCCTCAACGACGAGGTGGCGGTGCAAGTACGGGGAATGACAAACCTCAGTAACACCGGCGCCTCAGGTTTCACGAAAGGCTACATGCTCTCCGCCGCTGCAGTTGCAGGCGGTATTGCTGAGGTCGTCTCGAAAGTCGCCACTTACGGCGACATGTACCGTTACTTCATGATCGAAAAGGTCATCGTCAAATTCCACCCTCGGGTGGCATATACGACCACCGGGTCCTTCACCATGGCCCTAGATCCCGACCCGCGCGCTACACTCACTCCTACCTTCACCGACGTGGCCCGTCACTCACACATGCACTCGGGGGACATCAAGGCCCCGGGTCTCCTGGTCATCAACGGCCGGGACCTGCACCAGTCAATCTCAGGCGCAGGCGCATGGCTCACGACAAACTCGGCCGCGGACTTGGAGTGGACTTGTGGCGGCGTGATCCAGTGCCGGTCAGACAACAACCTCGCAGACGCCACACTCATCGGCGTGATTGAGATGGAGGCCTTCGTGCGATTCAAGGGAGCCACGGCAGAGTGAGTGCCACACACCCCAAGTCAGAAAACCAACAAATTGTCAACAAGACCCTCCTGATACCAGGGCGTGACGTACCTTAGCGTCGTTAAATAATAAAGTGCACGGTGCAACAGCACTGGAAGGCCGACCACCGGTACCGTGTTTTCGCGGCGTCCTAA